GTAAGCTACGGCACGGTGAGGCTGGACTTTGAAGCCGACGCCCTGCGGGGGGACGATGACAAACAGATCACCGCGTATGAAGGCAGCGTGGACCTGTGGAGCCTGGCGAGGAACGGGGCCGGATGGGTTGAACTGATCGTGGCCACGCTCCGGGCGCACTGCGGCGGAAGCTGGAGCCTAAACGCGCACATGTATGAGCGGGAGACGGGGCTGTTTCACTGGGAATGGACTTTTCAAGTTGAGGGCTGATGGGTATGGGAATGTCTTTTACCGTATCGGGAATGGACGAGCTGCTCCGGGGAATGGATAAGATTCCAGAAAAAGCCGCGAAAGTCGCGGCTGAAGCGCTTTATGAAGGCGCGGGTGTAGTGGCCGACGAGGTTGGCCGGGCGGTGCAGGGCATCGCCACAAAGCCGTTCGTGAAGGCTAAAGGAGGCTTTAAGCGGATGGCATCCCCGGAAGAAAAAGCAATTCTGATGCAGGCGCGGAAAGGTATCGCGAAGTTCCGGAACAACGGGACAGAAGTGAATACCAGCGTCGGCTTCCAGAACAGCGGATACGCGGACCTGGACGGGGAACGCGTACCGATCCCATTGATAGCGAACGCCATCAACTCCGGGACCAGTTTCCGGCAGAAACAGCCTTTCATGCGGAAAGCCTTCGCACAGTCAAAGAACAAGGCAACCGCGGCCATTGAAAACGGGATCAGATCCCGCGAAGACGAACTGAAGATTGACGACTAAAGGAGGACAAGACCATGGCAAGACCCAATGTGGGACTGATGTATCCGGTGTTTGCGCCGATCACGGGCCACACGGACGGATCCATGCCGACCTACGGAACGGGCCGGGTGATCCAGGAGGCGCGGAACGTCACGATTAACATGACGTATAACAACAATCCGCTGTACGGCGACGACCGGATCGTGGCGGATGACAACGGGCTGACCGAGCTGACAATCAGCTTTGAAAGCACCGGACTGAGCCTGGAGGACCGGGTGAAGCTGTTCGGCGAGGACAGCATGACCGTCGGCGGCCTGACCGCGCAGATGATCAGCGACAATGAAACGCCCTATGGCGGTTTCGGATTCGTCCGCAAGATGAACGACGACGGAACCACAAAATACGAGGCGTGGATCATTCTCAAGATCAAGTTCACGCAGGACAGCGTGGCGACAGCGACCAAAGAGGGATCCATCAGCTGGGGGACGCCCACGCTGAACGGCCGGGCCGCTTCCCTGTTTGTGGACAGCAGCGACAAGATGCGCTTCATCGCGACGGCGGAGTTTACAAGCGCCAGCGCGGCGAAAGCGTGGATTAATACCGTGCTGAACGTTTCAGCGGCGACGACCTAAAGAAGACACGGGGGCCGGAGGAATCCGGCTCCCGGTTTTTGTGTAAAGAAACGAAAGGAAGCAAAACAAATGAATACCATCAAAATCGGAAAGCGGGAGATCCCGCTTTTTTATTCCACAAAGGAACTGATTGACATCCAGCGGGAGATCGGCTGCACGGGGTATGAACTGAAGGACAAGGTTTTCGGTCTGCGGCAGGTGGATGAAGACAATCCGGAGAGCATCGTGCTGGACGTGGTGACGGATCCGGAACGGATGGAGAAGCTGGGAAAGCTGATCATGATCCTGGGGAACGCCGGGCTGGAAGAGGACGGGCAGGAGCCTGACCTGACGCTGAAATGGGTGCTGCGGAACATCCGGCCCGCGATGATCGCCATATACGCCGTGACGGTGATGGCCATCATCATCCAGGGGAACCAGATGGAACAAAAGGAAGAGGAAAAGAGCGGCCCGGTGGATATGATCCTTGAGGAAGAAAACGCAAAAAAACAGCCAGGGAACTGACCTACCTGCGGGTGGTTTCCTATGGGCTGATTGCAGGGCTGCAAAGGAAAGAGATTGACCGGATGAGGCCCGGCGAGGTGCTGGACCTCTTTATATACAGGCGGGACTATGACGCAAGACTGGGAATGAGGATGTGAGCGAATGGCAGTCAACGTAAAGATGGGCGTCGACATCGGCGGCTTTAAGAACGGGATTAAAGAGGGACAGCAGATCCTAAAGACCCTGGACGCGGAAATGAAGGTCGCGGAGGCTGAATTTAAGGCGACCGGGAATGCGGAGCAGTTGCTGGCCAACAAGACAAAGACGCTGACGAGCCAGATGAACGTCCAGAAGGGCATCATGAAGAACGCCGAACAGGCGCTGAAGCAGATGACCGACGCCGGCATTAAACCGACGGACAAGGCCTACCAGCAGCTGACCCAGCAGATGCTGAAGGCCCAGGCCGGGATGCTGGACGCCCAGGCGGCGCTGAACGGGCTGGACCAGAGCCAGGAGCAGGCGGCGGACAGCGCGGACAAGCTGACACAGAGCGTGGGAAAGATCGGGCAGAAGCTGAGCCTGGACCAGGTGATCAGCGGGATTAATTCCATCACAGGGGCGATGGAGAGCGCCGGGAAAAAGGCGGTCGAGCTGGGAAAACTGATCTGGAACAACATCACGGACAGCGCGGAGTGGGCGGACGACGTGGCGACGTCGGCGGCCCGCCTGAGCATGAGCATTGAGGATTACCAGCGCTATAAAGGGGTTTTTGACACCGTCGGGGATATTACGGTCAAGGAATGGACCAAAGCAAAGCAAAAGGTCCAGAAGGCCGTATATGGGCCGACAGGGGAGCAGGAGGGCATCCTGTCCGCGCTGGGGATCAGCACGGTAACGACGGTCAAGGAAGGCGACACGGTCAGGATTGCGGTAAAAAACTGGGAAGACGTCTTCTGGGACATCGGCCAGACGCTGCACCGGAAAGTGGAAAGCGGAGAGATCAGCCAGGACATGGCGGACGTGTACGCTAACGCCATTTTCGGAAAAGGCTTTGACGCGCTCAAACCGATGTTTGAGATGGGCAGGGAAGGGTTCGCAGAAGCACTGTCCAAGCAGAATGTCACGTCGGAAGACAGCGTCAAGACCCTGGCGGATCTGAACGACCAGCTGATCAAGCTGGAAGGCAGTTTTGACGCGCTGAAGAACGAGGTGCTGGCCGGCCTGGCCCCTGCGCTGAAGGGCGCGGCGGAGGTCCTGGACGGGATGCTGACAAGCCTGCTGGAATATCTGAAGAAACCGGAAGGGAAAAAGGCGCTGGAGGACCTGGGGACGGCTGTGAGCGGGCTGTTTGCGGACCTGGGGAAGATTGACCCGGCGAAGGTTGTGGAAGGATTCGCGGGGGCGTTCAATACGCTGGTAAACAGCATCACCTGGATCAAGGAAAACTGGGAAGGGGTCAAAAAAGGCATCGAGGGCATCCTGGGGGCGTTCCTGGGGATGAAGGCTGTGAGCGCTCTGCTGACCGTTGCGAAGCTGATCGACGGAATGAAGACGCTGAACATCATCAAAGGAACGGAAGCGGCAGGAGCAGCAGGGGCGACGACATCCGGCGGGATGAGCATCATGGGCGCTCTGGGATCGCTGGGCCTGACCGGGGCGACGGCGCTGGCCCCGGTGTGGATTTCCAAGATCGTATCGGATCTGATTCCGGATACGTCCAAAATCGGAAACGCGGCGCGGGTGCAGGCTGCCGAATATACAGGGGAAGACCTGGAGAAAGTGCGGAAATGGGCGGACCTCCAGAACCAGCTGGCGCAGGTGGACTGGATAAACGATCCGGCGGAAAAGATTGAAAAGATTACAAGCGCCCTGGCGGAGATTGGAGACATCCAGGACAGCGACCTGGGGCGGAAGTTCTGGGAGTACCTGGTAGCCAATGACATCATGGCGGGGAAAAGCGAGATCCCGACGGACGTGCTGGACAGCATGATTAAACAGATGCAGGGCGGACAAGACGGACTGCCGCTGACGGTGGACCCGGTGGTGCCGGATGGAACGGCGCAGGACATCTCCAACCAGGTCGGGATTGTACCGATTATGGCGCAGATCTACGCGAACGGGATGGCCGCAGCCGGAATGACGGGATGGCTGGGCGGAGGAAACGTGAAAGGACACGCAAACGGCCTCTGGTCCGTCCCCTATGACGGATACCTGGCGAGATTGCACCGGGGCGAGCGCATCATGCCGGCGCGGGAAGTCGCCAGCCGGAACTATTCCAGCAACCTGTACGTGGAGAGCATGTACATGAACAACGGAACCGACGCGGCAGGGCTGGCGGCGGCGATGGCCGCGGCGCAGAGGCGAACAATGAGCGGTTATGGCTCATAATTTGAGGTGGATTTATGGGTCAGAGTTATTTTATCTGGAAGAATAAAGACTGCCGGAGCATGGGCGTCTGGCTGCAGGGACCGGTTTCCATTGTGCGGCCGGAGGAACGGGTGAACCATGTGGAGATCCCAGGCCGGAGCGGCGACATGACGGAAACGGAAGGCGCGGAGGTCTACAACAGCTATATCCAGACGGCGACGATCCTGGTGAAGGGCGGTTTCCACGTCCGGGAGGTGTACAACTGGCTGAAGGGGAGCGACTTTGTCACCTTCAGCGGGGAGCGGGACCGGAAACAGGCGGCGCGGATCATCGGGGCGATCACGCTGAACAAACACAGCTATAACCTGGACTGGTGGACCGGTGAAGTGCAATTCTACTGCCAGCCGCTCAAGCAGCTGCTGAAGGAGGTCCCGGTGGAGATCACCACCAGCGGGGACACGGTGGCGAACAGCGGGGACGTGACAGCAAGCCCGCGGATCACGGCGACGGCCAGCGGGACGTCGGTGGTGATCGCTGCCGGCGGGAACACGCTGACGCTGACGGGGACCGTGAGCGGGACGAAATACATTATCGACAGCGAGACGATGGAGGTCACCAGCTACGACGGGACCACGATCCTGACAAAGAACAGCTCAGGATCTTTCCCGATCCTCCTGCCGGGGAGTAACGCGGTGACCGGCAGCGGATGGAGCAAGCTGGAAATCAACAGGAGGGAGCGGTTCCTGTGATCAGTTTATACAGCATCGGGAACACCGATTTTGAGAAAAACGGGAACGCGGTCCTGGTTCCGACAGAGGCGCGGGTCCACATGGTGGCCGGGGGCAACTATGACCTGACGATGACACACCCGATGGATCCGGAAGGGAAATGGACATACCTGCAGCCGGGGGCTGTTTTGAAAATCCCGGTCCCGGAGGAAGAGATTGAAAACGCATACGCCGGGATGGAAGCGGACGTCTACAAGATCACAACTAAGACAGACCTGCGGGAAGGACCCAGCGAGCCGGAGACAATCAGCTACACAGCATGGAGCAGCACGACGATCTACCACGTCGGCGACAAGGTCAGTTACAACAGCCACAATTATAAATGCAACTATTACGATGAGTTTTCCAGCACAAGGCTGGCGTATCCGAGCAGCAGCGCATGGTGGGATGAGATCCCGCGGAAGACAGCAGGCTCGCCGGTGCTTGTCAGCCTGCCGGTGGGGACGGAACTGTACTGGGTGGAGAGTTACGACAGCACCTGGGCGAAAATGTCCACCTATTACGGAATCATCGGATACGTAAAGAAGTCGGCGATGACATACGACCGCCACCTGACGCCAAGCGAGACGAAACCGCGGGTCATTACGGAACAGCTGCTGCGGATTACCAACGTGACGGTGGACAAAAAAAGCCACACGGTCAGCGTGACGGCGCAGCACATCAGCTACGATCTGAACGGGGTGCTGGTGGACGAAATCGCGATCTCCCAGGCGAGCGCCGGAATGGCGCTGGCGCGGATCACGGACGGGTTCATGCTGGACTACCCGGGGACCATCGCCACGAACATCACAAGCGAAACCACGGACACGACATACACGAACACGATCAAATTAAAATCAGGGATGTACTGCCTGATGGATCCGGACAAGGGAATTGTGGCGACATTCGGGGCAGCGCTGAAGAGGGACAACTGGGATCTGTTCGTAATGGAGAAAACCGCGACGGACCGGGGATTCCAGCTGCGCTACAGGAAAAACATGATCGGCGTGAACTGGACGAAACAGAGCGACAGCCTGGTGACCCGCGTGGTTCCGGTGGCGAAGGACGCAAAGGGCGACAGCTTATTTTTGCCGGAAAAATGGGTGGACAGTTCACATATTAACGAATACCCGGTGATCCGGATGGAACAGTTGACGGTCCAGGGCCAGGTCGGGAAGGACAAGGGCCTGGGCGATGACAGCACATGGACGGAGAGCGACCTGCTGGCGGAGATGCGGAAAAAAGCCGCGGAGCGCTTCAGCGTGGACAAGGCGGACCTGGTGCAGCATGAGGTCACGGTGGACTTTGAAATGATGGGAGCCACGGAGGAATACCAGGCGCTGAAGGGCCTGGAAAGCGTTCTTCTATACGACAGCGTAAAGGTGATTGATGAGCAGATCGGGCTGGACGTTTCGCTGGAAGTGACGGAGCTGGAATGGGACGCAATCAAGGAGAAGGTCGTTTCCATCAAGGTGTCCAACATGAACGCCTACAGCAGCGCAAAGAACGTAACCGGGTACAACGTGCAGAACAAGTCCATCGGGCTGAACAAGCTGAGCGACGACGTGGCCGGGGAGATCATCCGGGAGGTCCAGGACATGATCCCGGAATACGCGGACCCGGACGCGGCACGGCCTGGGATCATCACGGTGACGGACAGCGATCCGACGCTGAGCTGGGGAACCAGGAGCAAGGTGGCGGAGATCCAGGGAAGCGATATTCATGTGACCATGCCCGCGAATCCGGCTCCGGCGGTGATCGACAACCTGACCAGCACCAGCACCACGGACGCGCTGAGCGCAAACCAGGGCAAAGTGCTGAATGAAAAGATAGACGACCAGATCCCGAACAACACGAATCTGAACAGTTATACGACGAACTGTGTCAAAAGAAGCCCGACAACGTCCAGCGGCGTGGCAACGCTGAGTAACTGCCCGGTATCAGTTCCGTTTACGTTCATATGCACAGGGGCCGGATCCATCAGCGGATGCGTTCAGTGCATCATAACAAGCGGAGCAATTTATACCAGGCGCGGAACATCGCAAGGATTCGGGAGCTGGTATCAGTTCGCGGGAACGGCGGTCACGAACAGCTGAGAAAGAATCATATTTTAATAGTATGCCTGCTGTGATAAGATAAAGGCAATTCATCACGGAGGGCATAAGAATGAAAAAAACAGGATTCGGAACAAAAATCATAATTGCTTCGATAATGGCTGCGGTCCTTGTTTTACAAGGGCTTGAAATTTTATGGGGGGGGTGCTTCCCATAAGATAATTCATTCGGCCATGTCGGAACAGACGGACAGGAACGGAGGAAAAGACATGGCTGTTTACAAACAGGACATCGTGGACGTTGATCTGAACAGCGGAACCATCTACAGGAGTTTTCTGAACCATTCCATCGGAATGACGGACAACAGCGCGGACCGTTTCGGCGTCCGGGTGTTCAGAAACGGACAAGCGGAGGACCTGACAGGCGTAGCGGTGCAGGGGTATTTCCGGGACCCGAACGGAAACAACATCGCCATAACGAGCGGGAACCAGGTATCCGGAAACGTGGCGGTGGTAGTGCTGCCGCAGGCGTGCTACAACTATGAGGGCCAGTTCTGCCTGGCGATCAAGCTGGTCGGCGGAGGGGTGACAGGGACCGTCCGGATCGTTGACGGCGTGGTGGACAACACGAACACCGGCGGGGCGGTCGCACCGACGGAAACCGTGCCGACATACCAGGAGATCCTGGCGCTTTATGATGAAATGGCGGACGCGACAACGGAAGCCGAAAGCGTGAAGGAAACGATGGCCCCGTTCAACGCGATCGGATTCCCGCTGACGGCGAGCCTGTTCCCGAATGAAAGCCACGGATTCACCGTAACAAAGCTGGACGACTTCACAATCCATATTGAAGGCAGGCAAACGGAGCGTGGAACGTTCAACCTGATCAACGAGTCCACCGTGCCGGATGAGTTCGTCGGAAAGAAAATCTGCCTGTTTATTGATTACATCAACCGGACCACGGATTACAAGATCCCGTTTGACGTTTATATCAAGACGGTCAGCAATCCGACATCTCACGCGCTGATCAACGACGCGAAGGGAATTACATTCGCGGACATGCCGGACGACGTGACGGACCTTATCGTCCGGATCGACATCCCGGCGGACGCTTCGGTGACGCTGGACGAAGACATCATGGTCACCGTTCTGAACGGGAAACTTCCAAACCCGACGATACCGGAAAACCAGCTGATCACGGTGGAAGTTTCAGCGCTGACGGATGAAACTGATTTGAACAACCTGAGAGGAAACCACGACTGGCTGATGATTTCCGGCGTTTCATACCTGCACAAACCGGACGACATGACATCGAACGCTGGTTTCATTTCCGTGCGGGATTACGGCGGATACCTCCTGCATACAATCTGGTCGTTTTCGGGCGGCATGATGTGGAAGCGCAGGAGTAACAGCAACGCGACGGAGTGGGAGGACTGGAACAGGATCTCCGGAAGCGGCGGTGGGACCGTCATCGAGAACACGTACAACATCACAACCAGCCCGACCATCACGACGGACGCGAACGGATGGCTGCAAGCGGTGGACACGGACACGCAGGACGAAACGGGAAAGACGGACATGACCGGCGCGATCATGTCAATGCTGGAAGATACCGGATACTGCCACCTGGGCGAGGGAATCTTCTATGTGAGCGGGAATATTGACATGCCGGAAGGGTCCACGCTGTGCGGCTGCGGAGACAAGAGCCAGATCCGGCTTTTGCAGTCCACGACGACCGGGTACTGTGTGAAGATGCAGAAATACAACACGGTGAAGGATGTGGCGTTCTCCGGCGCGTATTCCAACATCACGCCGACAAGCGAAGGGACGCGGACGGCGATCCGGTTCTCCGCAAACTATGACGGGGAGACGGACGGAAGCACACAAAGCCAGACGGAACACTGCATGATCGACAGCGTCTGGATCAGGAACTTCTCCGGGAGCGGAATCCTGTGCCATAATACCAGCATCAACTACGCCCGCGGGATCTACGTGACGAACGCGTACATCTATAACTGCTGGGCGGGAATCAATATTGATTATTATTCCGAGTTCAACAAGTTCACGAACATCTGCACGGCGTGGTGCTATTACGGCTGCATCAATAACGGCGGGAATAACGTTTTTACAGCCTGCACTTTCCACGCGAGGAACACCGGTTTTTATATTGACGGAACAAAGCCGAATTCGGCGCACGGTACGATCAACGGGTGTACGTTCTGCCATATCGGAAGCAACGCAGGGACGGCGATTAAAATTGAAAACGCGTCGAACGGGTTCGTGATCGCGAACTGCCAGGTCTGGTACAACGCCATCGTGGTCAATAATTCCGGCGGTATTGTGTTTGACGGGTGTGAGTTCGGAAGGGGAATAACCGGAGCCGGGGCGACCATCCGGATTACGGACGGGAACACCGTAATATTCAACGGGTGCGTATTCATGAACGACGTGACATACGCGCCGGATATTACGATAACGAGCAACACGAAAGTGAAATTCAACAATTGCTACGGAAGCGTATCCGGGAACGCAATAACAAACTGAATATGAGATAAACGGACAGCCGCCGGGAGAGGATCCCGGCGGTACTTTTTATGGAAGGAGAAGCAGGCATGGCAAACGAAAAGCTGATCACCACGGCGGCGCTGATTGCGAAATTCCAGCAGGCGATGGACGAAAAATGGGGATACATCTGGGGAACCGCCGGGGAAAAGTGGACGGCGGCAAAACAGGAAAAGCTGGAAAAGACAACGGACGCGGACCGGGCCGGAAGCCGGGAATACGGGGCGCAATGGATCGGGCACACGGTAGCCGACTGCAGCGGACTTTTCTCCTGGGCGTTCAAACAGCTGGGCGGGTACATGTACCACGGAAGCAACACAATGTGGGACAAGTACTGCACGGCAAAGGGCGAACTGAAGAACGGAAAGCGGACGGACGGACAGGCCTTGCTGCCGGGGACAGCGGTATTCTGCTATAACGAAAAAAAGAAAAGGCGGAGCCATGTGGGCCTGTATATCGGCGACGGATGGGTGATTGAAGCATCCGGCGCGAAAGCGGGCGTGATCCGCACAAAGGTGAGCAACAGCAAGTGGGACGAATGGGGCGAACTGAAGGGCGTGGACTATACAGGAACCGCACCGGAACCGGATCCGGAGCCGGAACCGGTGAAAAGGCCGACGATCCGGAAGGGAAACCGGAACCAGTATGTGAAAGAAATGCAGACCATGCTGGACCGGCTGGGCTATAACCTGGGGATCTGCGGAATTGACGGGGATTTCGGGACAGCAACGGAAAAAGCGCTAAAGGAATTTCAGCGGGACCACGGGCTGACACAGGACGGCATCTGCGGACCGCGGTCCTGGGAAGCGCTCCAGAAGGCGACGGACCAGATGCAGGAAAAACCGGCGGAGGACAAATACACGGTAACGATCACCGGACTGACAAAGGAACAGGCGGGGGAAGTATGCCGGACATGGAAGAATGCAACTATGGAAAAAGAGACGAACACCTAATGTGTTTTACGTTTGAGGAAGGAAAACGGTGCATCGGGGCAAGCGGACGGAAACTGAGGCAGGTTTGCGTTTACTGTCCGAACTACAGAAAAGGAGAAGGGGACAATGAAAAAGATTACGGAGATCCTGGCGGCGGCCGGGGGTGCGATCGCGTCATTCTTCATCAACATGCCGCCGCTGGTGTGGATCCTGATCGCGGTGATGACGATTGACTTTATCACGGGCCTGATCTGCGGGGCGATGGGAAAGAGCAACAAGACGGAAAACGGATACATCGCGAGCAATCAGGCGTTTATCGGGCTGATGAAGAAGGCGCTGATCCTGCTGGTGGTGCTTCTGGCGGCGCTGCTGGACAAGGCGGTGGCGACGGGCGCGGGGATCGCGTTTGATGCGGTGATGGGCGCGACGTGTTTGTGGTTCATCGCTTCGGAAGGGTTCAGCATTCTGGAAAACGTGGCGCTGATGGGGATCCCGGTCCCGAAGATCCTGCTGAAGCTGCTGGAGATCATGCGGGAAAAGGGAGAGATCCCGGAGGAGAAGAAACCGAAGGAAGAGGGAAAGGAAGCGGAAAAGGATGACGGAGAGGAACCAGCAGGAGAGTAAGTGCGGCGGGAACTGCAAAAACGAACATTCGGACAGGTGCGTACCGTTTTTTGACGTTCAGAACACCATGATGCACTACAACTGGGCGAACCGGCGGATGCTGATCGCCCTGGTCTGCGTCTGTGTGACGATGGTGGCCGTGGTGATCGTTTTCGCGACAAACCAGACGAAGCGGGAACAGATGTGGCAGGAGACGATCAAAAGCATGTACACCGTGGAGGTGGAACATGGACAGCAAAACGCGGATTATTGAGGCCCTGGAGGAATACGTACACCGGAGGAAAGACCGGGAGGTCATGAAGATCTATCTGACGGACCATCCGGGGAGCCTGGAGCGGATCGCGGAGGAGTGCGAGGTGGACGTTTCAACCGTGAAGCGGATCATAAACCGAAATTCCTTCATATACCGCTACCTGCCGGAATCGGATCCGAAACTGCACCGGAATTGAACCGAATAGACATCAAAAAGAGGCTGTTTGCGAACTCGCGGACAGCCTCTTTTTTTTGTACAATTTTATCAGAAAAACACGGAGGATGCGGCGGATGTTTGTCAGGTGCAATCCGAACCCGGTGGGCCGGGAAACAGGGGACTGCGTGATCCGGGCGGTGGCGATCGCCACGGACCAGAGCTGGCGGGAAGCCTACTGGGAACTGTGCAGGCTGGGCGGGATCCAGGGGGACCTGCCGAACAGCAACATGGTCTGGGGGATGTATCTGAAGGAGATCGGCGGGAAGCAGTTTTTGCTTCCGGAAAGCTGTCCGGACTGCATCACCGTGAGAGCGTTTTGCGAGCGGTATCCTGTGGGGGTGTACGTGATCGGGACCGGTGACCACGCGGTGGCCTGCATTGACGGGGACTGGTATGACATTTACGACTCCGGCGGGATGACGCCGACCTACTTCTGGAGAGTGAAATAAGGAGGGGACAGGGATGGCATTTTTCAACACAGGGTATCCGGCATCGTATCAGCCGATGATCCCGCAGCAGTACCAGGCGCCGGTGATGCAGCCGCAGAACCAGCAGGGCAGCCCGATCTGGGTGCAGGGAGAAGCGGCGGCGAAAAGCTATATGGTCGCGCCTGGGAGCGCGGTGCAGCTGTGGGACAGCGAGGAGAAGGTGATCTACATGAAAAGCGCGGATCCGTCCGGAATGCCTTCCATGAAGATCCTGGACTATACCATCCGGGGCGAGGAACCGGAGAAGCCGGCGGTGGAGTACGCAACGAAAGCGGAAGTGGCCGCGCTGGCGGAAAAGATCAAAGAGCTGGCGGCGAAGAAAAAGCCGGCGCGGGTGATCAGGGAGGAAGACGACGATGAGTAATCCTTTGTTCGGAATGTTCGGGAATCAGACACCCATGAACGGGATGATGCAGCGGTTCCAGCAGTTCCAGCAGATGTTCCGGGGAGATCCGAAGCAGCAGGTGCAGCAGATGCTGAACAGCGGGAAGGTATCCCAGGCGCAGTACAACCAGGCCGTGCAGATGGCGAACCAGCTGCAGCGGATGATGGGGATCAGATGATAAACACCGCCAAGTGATCATAGGCGGCGGATATAAAAAACGAAAGGAATGACAAAAAGATGGCACTCACTGATGAAGGAACCGGCACGACCATGCTGGTTCAACCGTCCGGATTCGGCGGCAACAGCGGATTCGGCGACATGGGATCCGGATGGTGGATCCTGCTCCTGTTCATCCTGATGGGCGGATGGGGTAACGGTTTCGGCGGAGGTTTCGGCGGAATCAATGACATGTATCCCTGGATGAACAATTCCAACCAGATCAGCAGCGGTTTTCAGAACCAGATGCTGAACGACAGCATCACGGGCATTCAGAACAGTATCAACGGCATCAGCACCCAGCTGTGCAACAATCAGATGGCGGACCTGGAGCGGAGTTTCGCGGCGCAGACCGCAAGCACCGCCGGTATGACCGCACTGCAGGCCCAGCTCTCACAGTGCTGCTGCGACAACCGCGCAGCCGTGGCGGATCTGAAGTACACCGTGGCGACAGAAGCCTGCGCCGACAGGAGCGCGATCGCATCCGCACTGCGTGACGTGATTGACGCGACACAGGCCCAGACTCAGGTGATCCTGGACAAGATGTGCCAGCAGGAGATCGACGCGCTGAAGTCACAGAACCTGGCACTGCAGAATCAGGTGAACATGCAGGCGCTGGCGGCTTCCCAGACGGCCCAGACCGCCGCGCTGGTGGCGGACAACACCGCGCAGACACAGTACCTGGTCAACCGGATCGCTCCCTATCCGATCCCGTCCTATACCGTCACAAACCCGACGACTCCGGCGGCCTGACTGACGGGAGGGGATAAGAATGGATCTGCTCAAGGAATTAAAAGAGCTGAAAGAGACGATCGGAAACGAGATCGCCCAGGCGAACAAGGAGATCAAAAAAGCCGGAGGGGATCTGAACACCGGCGACATCGAGATGATCGACAAACTCACCCACGCCATGAAAAGCCTGGAAACGACCTGCGCCATGCTGGAAGCCAGCGATGAAGGCTACAGCGAGCGGTACGTGGGGCCGTATTACGGCGGATACTCCGGGAGGTATGGCCGGGACAATCGGAACGGCAGCGGGAACTTCGGCGGTTATAGCCGGAACGACGGCCGCTACAGCCGGGAGATGAGGAACGGCGGTTACAGCCGCGGAGTGGACTGGACTGAACAGCTGCGGATCATGATGGACGAAGCGCCCGACGAAGGGACGCGGATGGACATCAAAAAGCTGATGGACAAGATGGTCGGGTAACAAAAAAGGAAGGCGCAGATCTGCGTCTTCTCTTTTTTTCACACCGCGATCCGGTATATCGTGATCCGGGTGTTCGGATGTGTAACGTATGGTGGAGCATAATTTATATTATCCGAACACTCCGGCGGAGGGTCGGAAGGCAGGTCCGACAAGGGGATGCGCTCATTTCCTTCCACGTTGTTGATCACCAGGCTGTAGTGATCATCAAAAACATAGACAGCATTCACAAATGTGTTGATGATTTTCATGCGGTTTATCGGGTTAGTCCGGTCGCAGTTTGCGAAGTGGTGGAGGAAGAACAGGATCCGATCCGGGTCGAGCAGCTGGGACTGGGAATAGCGGAGGGTTTCACAGGAGACGCGGAGGGTTTCCGCTTCATCCTCCAGCGCGGAGAGCCGGGCGGAGGTGGAACTGTTCCAGATCCCTTCGGCGATTGCGTCGTTTATATTGTCAATCTTCTTTTTGACAGCGGCATACTCCGCTTCCATGGAGGCCAGGGGGGAGTTCTGCAGTTCCTCCTGCTGGAGTTTCATGATGACGTCCACGATCCTGCCGATCTCAGACTCAGAGAGAACGACGTCCAGGATGAAGTCTATGACCTTATTTTCGAGATAGTCCTTCGGGACTGCTTTTTTTGTGCAGTTTTTGTGATGCTTCCGGCCGTGGCAGGTGTAATAATACCGGCGTTCTCCGGATTTGCTGGTCCCGGAGTCTCCGATCATAGGCTGACCGCAAAGGCCGCAAAAGGCCTTTCCGGTTAGCAGGAAGTCAACCGCGCCGGTTTCAAGATGGCGGGATGTTTTTCCTTTCAAGCGCTGCGCCTCCTCAAAGGTGGATTGGTCGATAATGGCGGGCATCCCGCCGGGAACGCGGATGTCTCCCCAGATATACACGCCGGTATAGCGCTCATTTGAGATGATCCGCTGGATGGTCTGGGCGGAAAACTGCTTTTTGCGGGGAGTGCGGACACCCTGGGCGTTCAGCTGCTGGGCGATCCGGGCGAAGGAGAAGCCGGAAATATACCATTTGAAGATGTCCCGGACGACGTCGGCCTCCTCCGCCTGGATGGCGTATCGCCCATCGGATCCGCGCTTGTATCCGAGGACAAGGGTTCCGTTATACAGGCATTTGTTCGCATTGTCATTCATCCCGCGCTGGATGTTCTCTGACAGCTGGCGGGAATACCATTCCGCAGTGGCCTCCAGCATTCCCTCCAGGAGAACACCGGCGGATCCTTCCGGAATGGGTTCCATGGCATACAGCACCTTGACGCCGAACCGGCGGAGGCGGCCCTTGAACAGAGCAGACTCTTCCCGGTTGCGCCCGAAGCGGTCCACCTTCCAGCAGATCAGGGTATCAAATGATCCGGACTCCGCGGCCTTCATCATGTTCTGGAAGGCGGTGCGGGCGTTTGTGTTCTTATAACCTGACCGGGCGTGGTCCGCGTATTCGTGGACGATGGTATATCCTTCACGCTTTGCAAAGCCGCGGATATCCTGCAGCTGCTGTTCTATGGAGACATCCCGCTGGCCGGCGGAGGAGTATCGGGCGTAGGCCACGGCGGTATTCGGTAAACATGAAGGAACTGGGGATTTTTTCATACAAACTCCAAATTATGCAATATAAACAGAAATAATGTCGCGTTCTTTATCATAATCATATTCAACTTCGGCAATAATCACATCAAAATATTCCGGATCCGTTTCATGTTTCTCTGCGTAGGTGATCGCGGAGGAAGGAAGATAACCAATTACATCACCGTCACAAGTGACAGCATACTTTTCTTTTTCAATGTCTTCCTCAACATGACAGCGACAGCCGACTTCATAAGATGCAAGATCATCAGGCTTCCCGGTGAGTTTGACGAGTTTCGCGTCATCATTACGAGCCAGGAACTTCTCAACATCTTCGGTATATACGCCGGGGTTATCTTTCGCTTCGGCAGCTGCCCTGGCTGATGGGTCATAATTGGGATTAACGAGCCACATACCATTGACAGTATAGAATTGCTGATCAGGAGTAACATCTGCTGGAACGGTTTCCGGTTCCGGTTTTGGTTCAACTTTTGGGACAACAGGCTGCTGTTCTTTCTTTTTTCCAAATCCAAATAAACCCATAAAAACGCCTCCTTTTTTATTCTCCGCAATAACCGACGGTAACACCGCCGACAGTGACAGTGTGGTGACGGGTCCAGATATGGAGATAATCCAGTTCATGGGAAAGGTGAAGCAAAACGTCATCCGGACGGAATGCTTCGGATCTTCCGAGGAAAGAGTGGAGACGGGTGCGCTGATCCGCGATAAAGGTCTTCAGATCTTCCACGGTTTCAAAGTATTCGATACTTTTGAGTGACCAGAGAATGGAATCCAGCGCAGGCATGTATGTAATCATATATCAATCCCCATTTCTTTCATTCTTGCGTAAGTTCTTTCAAAAGCATCCATAACCATTTCATAATCTGTGATTGACATATATTCCATAATCTTTCTGAATCTTGCAGAATCAGGGATAACAACGGGAGAACCGTTCCGCGTTTCACCGGAAACAATAGAGCCGAGCGTGACATTAAAGACGTCGGCAAGAGCTTCCAATGTTTCAAGATCAGGTTCACGTCTGCCTGTTTCATACATGGTTATGGATGACGGGGACTGATCTATGGCTCTGGCAAGGTCTTCCTGGGTCATGTTGCGGCTTTTTCGCATTGTTCTGATACGAAGTCCGATTTCTTCTCTTTTGCCCATGTTACCACCTCTTTCCTATATAGAATGGGATTTCATAATATCACGAAATGTGAGATAACGCAATAATCATATTACAATCCGTTAACAACACGAAATGTAAATTTATTTTTTAAATCACACAAAATGTGTTGACAAGAAAAACATGATATTGTATCATCAACACGAAATGTGTGGAAAGGAGGCGTACATATGGTATATGAAGGATTGGATCCCGTTCAGATCGGAAAGAAGCTACGGAGCCTGAGAGAGGAAAAAAAAGAAACTGCTGAGCAGCTGTCGGACGCAATAAGCGTAAGTGAAAGCGCTGTTTTCATGTATGAAGCAGGAAAACGGATTCCACGGGATGAGGTCAAAATCCGCATCGCGGAGCATTTTGCCGTGTCTGTTGAGTCCATTTTTTTTCCGAACAAACAACACGTATCGTGTTAAACTGAAAGAAAGGAAGCAAAAACGATGAACGAAAGACAGATGGCCCTGATCATGGAGATCATACAGGAACAGCTGAGCGATTACCTGGCCGACGAACTGGTGGCGGACATTATGAGCGGGATCGCGGAGGGAATCAATGACAACCTGCCGCTGATTGAGGATCTGGGGGTGTACGCATGAACAAGATCGAGATGATACCGATCTGCAAGCTGAAGCATCACCCGGAGAATCCGCGGAAGGATTTGGGCGATCTGACGGAGCTGACGGAGAGCATCCGGAAGAACGGGATCATGCAGAACCTGACGGTGGTTCCTGAGGATCCGCTGGATGAGCATTTTCTGGTCGTGATCGGAAACCGCCGGATGGAAGCGGCGAAGCTGGCGGGCCTGGAGGAGCTGCCGTGCGTGATCAGCGATATGGACCACAGGGAACAGATCGCGACCATGCTGGAGGAGAACATGCAGCGGGCGGATCTGACGGTCTACGAGCAGGCACAGGGGTTCCAGATGATGATGGACCTGGGATATAAGCCGGAGGAGATCAGCGAAAAGACCGGATTCAGCGAGACGACCGTGCGCCGTCGGCTGAAGATGGCGGAGCTGGACAAGGATACATTCCGGAAGGCCGTCGGGAAGCAGATCACGATGGACGACCTGGACCGGCTGGGCCAGCTGGACAGCGTGAAGGAACGGAACGCGCTGCTGAAGGAATACGGCGACAACAATTTTGAATGGAAGCTGAACAGGGCGATCAAGGTCCAGAAGGCCGGCAAGGTTCGGAAGGCAGCACACAAAATGCTGCAGGACGCGCAGGTGGAGAAGGTGCCAGAGAAGGACAAGTATTCACTGTACAGCGGAGGATGGGAAAAACTCTACAACCAGACCTGCGAGCTGGACAAGTGGGACGGGAAAAGGAACTTCATTCCGAAACTGAAGGAAGAGGGGAAGCTGTTCTACACGGAAGATGATACGGACATTTGCTTTTATGTGAAAAAGAAAAAGCAGAAGTCGGAGCCGGTGAAGAAGAGCGCGGAGGAACTGGAGGAAGCACGGCAGCGGGATCTGGCCTGGAAGACGGTGGACCGGTGCGCGGAGGCTTCGGCGGAACTGCGGCACAACTTCATGGCGGAAATCAAGATCAGCCCGAAGAACGCCA